TCAGGCCTGTGCCTTTTTGAATGCCGCGGTGGTAGCGGCAGCAAGGTCTTCCCTCTGACCGTCAAGCTCGTGCCGATACACTCCGGAAGTGTCCATGTTCTTGCTATGACCTACAAGCATCTTCAGCTGGCTGTCAGTCAGGACGCTTGATTCAACGCTGACAAAAGTGTGCCGCAGCTCGTAAAGTGAGACTTTCGGCTCAAGCCCGTTTGCTTCCTGATACGATTCCCAGCGGCGATAGAGCGTATGCTCTGACGGGATCTGAAACAGCGGGGTATTGTAGTTTAGCAGTATGCCTTGAGCCTTTAGAAGCTGTACCTGCGCCTCATAGGCATCCCGTGCTTCCTTTCCCATGTCAAAAGAGCGGATGGCGTTTTCATTCTTTCCGGTGGTCTGCTCCCGGTGCACGTTGATGCTGCGCCGAAGATTGACCGTGTTCCCCTTGATGTCACCATACCAGAGACCAATCAGCTCCCCGGGGCGTAGGCCGGTCGCAACTGCAAAGCGGTAGGCGTAGATATATTCATCAAATACCGGCTTTCCATAGTAGGTGCGGGTGTCTACGCTGAACAGGGTCTTCAAGGCGGTGGGCTGCAAGATCGTGCGTTTCCCCATCCTGGCATTCTTCGGGATAGACAGGTCAGGGTGTAGCGTCGTGTACTTGTTTCTTCGGCACCACTTGACAAAGGCGGTTTCCGCAGCCCGGATCGTCATAAGCGTCTTTCGGCTCAACGGCTGGTTTGAGATGGGCTTGCGCTGGTCCTTTTTCTGTGAGCGCTTCCGGAACGAAACGTCAATGGCCTTTTGAAGATCACCCTCGGTTAACTCGTCAATGCGGATATTCCCACAGGTCGGCAGGATGTAGCAGTCTCCGTAACGCTGGCATTGTGTCACATAGGACGTCCCGCAAGTCAACTTCAGCTCTTCCACCCACTCTGAATAAAGGACGCTGACTTTCTTTTTTCCGTCCCGGATGCTATCGTCAAGCCATGCATCCGCTTTTGCGTTTGCTTCACGCTGGCCGGTGCGGCCCGGCGTGCTGCTGTAAAACCGCTTGCGGGTGCCGTTCTTCTGAACCGCGATGCACCAGCGCTTTTCCTTTTCCACCCAAAATGCCGTGTTGACCCGTTTTTTCATAAAATCCACACCTCCATACACAAGGGTACACTGTGCCGCTGCCCTTTGGGCGGCGGCGCTTTTTTCTTTGCTGCGGGGCGGCTTCCGGCTGCTTCTTCCCGCACCACGGACAAAAAGAAGCACCATCCGGGATCTCTTTCCTGCAGCATGGTCTCACGCATTTCATGGCTTACTTCTTTTTCTGCCTGATATATCCGAATGCGCCATTTTCAGCAGCGGCTCTTCCGGCCTTGTAGTTGATCTTCAGGTCGTCAATGGGAGGCTGCGGAGCGTCCGGGCATGGGTCAAGGCCCGCGATCTGCGCATAGGTATACTGGTCTATGATGGTCCCGCACACGCTTGCCCTGTTGTTGAGCGGGCAGTGCAAGTTTGCAGCTATCTCCGATATGACAGCAGGCGGGCTGCTGCCGTGACTGCCTTTCAGTATGAAGAGGAGTAGCCTTTTCGTCAGCGGCGGCAGATTTACCACGAGACGGCGCAACTCCGCGTTTAGCTCATCGTCGGCCTTGCCGTCATCCGGCACTTTGTACAGATCCGGGTGGGTCATCTCCATGAAAACAGATATGGGAGACACCCCGCACGCCGTGCACCAGTCCATGATCTCGTCACTGTCCGGGCTGGTGCATCCTTTTTCCCAGCTCTGCACGGTGCGTTCTCCTTTTTCAATGCGCCTTGCGATCTCCACTTGACTCAATCCCGCAGACACCCGTGCTTTTGCAAGCGCTTTCCCGATTTGGCTCGCCGTAAAATAACTCATACTTTCACCCCCATAATATCGGCGTATTTTTAACAAAAAAAGGCGCAGAAAAAATCTGCGCCATTCGACAAATTTTATCCGTATTTTATTTTCCAACGGCGCATGGTAGAATTTGGTTTATAAATCGTAGATGTGCACAAAAGAAAGGAGAAAGCAAAATGGATTTTGAGCAAAGAAACGGTAAAGAAACCGAAATGACCATCATCGACGGGATGCCCGCAACCGTTTTGACGGGCACCACGCGCACACCTGAGCCCTGGGAGGAATGAGTTATGAAAAAGCTGTCACACTTTCGCACCCATGCCCGTGCCCTGCTGGCCTGCTATTTGGATATGACCCCAGAGCAGCAGCGCCTTGCTCGCGCTTACATTCAACATAAGGCCCTGCCGGAGGTGCAAGCCCTGCGTAACGCAGCCGGTACGCCCGGCGGGGCGCTGGCTGCTGACCTGTTGCAAAATTTGCAGCAGCCTTGCAACCGCGAATAGCAACGTGCATTTTTTGCACATTGCTTGTGAAAAACGCGCAATTTCCGCAAATAATCTGAAATGTCAGCGTAAATCCACATTTTTCAGCGTATTTTTCCGCTGAAAGAAGGGAACGAATAGGGATTGACGATAACAACCAGCGGTTTTATAATATGGTTGTGAACACGTTTACAGGCCAAGCAACTGAGATTTCTTTGCGTTGTACTCCGCTTCCGTGATGGCCCCCATATCCAGTAGCTGCTTAAACTTCAAAAGTTCATCGGCGGAGCTGGGGGCAGCCGAAGCGGTGCCCTGCGACTGTTCTGGAGAGCCTTTGCAACTCTTGAGAAACGCAGTCATTCCGCCGGGATAAATCGTTGTCGGCAAGTTGCTTTCGCCTAGTGGAAGCGCAAAGTGGATAGACACGCTCTCTTTACTGCGACCCTTGCGGGTCTCTGTTTTAGCGGTGGCAGCGCCCACGATCGCACCCACAGGCCCGGCAACGGCTGCACCGATCACGGCACGGCCGATACCGCCCTTTGTCTCTGTCACCGTCAGATCGTCAGGAGTATCAGAATCATACCCAGCGACTTCATCAAAGCTGTAAATCATGCGAGGGCCTTTATCACCACTGCGGTGTCCAATGCAAAACAGCCGGTTGGGTTTGTCAATCGACACAAAGAGAGCGTCTCCATCATAGATGGAATCGGTTTCTTTGAACACCTTCCGACGCTGTTCTAGTGTAGCCCAGTAAGCCGCAAGAACATCTGTCGGTTGCTTTGCAGCCCGGATGCCCAATTTTGAAAAGAGAAAGTTGCTGCAGCTGGCGCAAATCAAGCCGTCCGCGCTTTTCTCACGGTTCAGAAGACCCAGCTTGCCGCCGCAGACAGGACAGGCATTTGCCATAATAAGCACCTCACATAAACAAAAATAGGCAGCCAATCAGCTGCCGAAAAGCTAAATTATCAAGGAAAACGCCAAAGGGGGAAAATAAAGTGCAAGAAAATAGCACAAAATTTGCAAAATGTGATACAATGGAAGAAAAGTGCCGTCTCAAAGCTTTATTTTCTTCTCTGTCGGCACAGGAAAAACAAGAGGTGCTTTCCTATGCGGAAAGCCTGCTCAACAGCAGAAAGGAGTAAATCTGTGGATAAGTACGAAATTGAACTGGGTCGGTACAAAACCAGAATTTTTGCTCTTCTGGCAACGGAAGCGTCCGGCCTGCCCGGAATCAAAAGCGAAGAGTGCGCAAATTGCGACCACCGGTGCTCTCTTGAAATCGGGTGTTACTGCTTCAACTACGGATGCGGAAAGGGCAAGACCACGAAAGAGCTGCACGAAGCATTTGACCGCGTTTGTGATGCCCTTAAAATTTCTGACCGAAGATGGTCACCAGCAAATCCAATGCGGCCTGAAGTATTTGATTCTCCCGATCTGCTCGAAGTTCTTGAAGATAGGCTTCTCCAGCTAGCGGAAGAGAATAAATGTACTCGCTGGGAAGAAAACCACCCACCCCGTCAGGAATGTACTCTTTGCGACGCTCATCAATCAGACCGCGGCCCTTCAAGTTCTGAATGTACCGATTCTGGCCGTTGAAACTGAAATCCTCTCCGGAAATGAGACAGACTTCGTGCTGGTTCATTTTCCTGTTGTGCTTCTCCATATATAATAGGAGCGCCAGGCTCGTTTTGTCCAAAAACTCAGCCATTGGGGTTTTCCTTCCTCTTTGCAACCTTAAATTCCATATACTCCAGCAGGTCTGCACGGTCTGCGTCGGTCATTTGACTTAGCAGCACATCAAACCTTGCATCCAGCCCACTCCCTTCACCGGGGGCGGGCTTTTCTTTTTGCCTTTCATCGCCAGAAACCAATGATTCAACACTTATTTCAAAATAATTTGCAATCTTTTCAAGCGTCTCATACTTCAATGTCTGCTTTCTACCTGACTTCAAGTCCGATAAAGACCCACGACTTGCACCGGAATCTCTGCACATCGTGGTCACGTTGACACCACGCTTTTTGCAAAGGTCTTCGATATTGTTGTACAAGTTTGCCATAATTCCAGACCTCAAATTGTGAGTTGCGCCGAAATTACGCGAACGCTTAAAAAAGCCTTGCATTTTACGCGAAAGCGTATTATACTAAGACCATACCGCGATGGCGTAATACATGATTTCTAGCAATTTCATTATATTACACTTATGCGTAAAGATCAATAGCTTGGAGGTGAAAAAATGACAGAAAAGAAGCCTCTTTGTGAATTTGGCAAGCAAATCGAGATTGCACTGATTCAAATGGACAAGCGCAATGATTGGTTGATTGAGCAGGTCAAAGAGGACACAGGTAGGTATTTCGACCGTTCATATCTGCACAAGGTTAAGACGGGAGAAATCGAGACCCCCGGGATTTTGCAGAGCATCAGCAAAATCCTGAACATCAACACCCATACAACTTAAAAAGGAGGACGCAAATGCCTGATTTTGAAACATTTCTGCTTGCACTTGCATCGATCGCGCTCATTGTCGTTGCATTTGGCTTTTCGTGGGCTGTCATTTCCGGCCTTTGGTGGCTTATCTGCATGCTCATCGGTTGGCAGTTCTCTTTCGGCGTATCAACGGCAATCTGGATCGTCGCAATGCTGCTGAAGTGGGCAACGAGCCGCAAGTGACAAAGGAGGCAGAGCCGTGAACCAAAACAAAAAGCCCAGCCGGAAACCCGACTGGGACGCGACCACGATTACGATTATCTGCATTTTGATAACCGTGCTTAATGTGTCACTTGTAGTATTCCAAATATTATGGTGGCTGCTAAGGTAAGAGCTCCAACGACGAGGCTCCAACGAGAAAAGCTCTGCGCCTTTTTAGTTTCTCGCGCTTGCTCTTCTTGATTTTTCTGCATGATTTCCAGCATTTTGCGAACATCATCAGCATTTTGCTGTTGGATTTGATACGGCGTTGGCTTTTGCGGGTCGTACAGACTTGGTACATTTCCCCTGCCGGCGCTCAGAATGCGTTCTACTTCATCTGAGCGTTGATTGAAGTATTCCAATGAATTCATTTTTTCACCCCCTCCCGCTCAAGTATAGCACGGGATGGGCAGACCACAAGGAGGTTTATTTTGAACGAGATCATCTTATCCACCCAGAACGGCGAGCCGGTGGCATCCAGCCGCCAGATTGCTGAGAACTTCGGCAAGGAGCATAAGCACGTTCTGGATGCAGTAAAAAATCTGGTGGCCGAAAATTCGGCTGCCAAATCCATGTTTCACCCCGCAACCTTTGAGAACCGGGGCAAGCAGTATCCCATGTACCTGATGAACCGCGACGGCTTCAGCCTGCTGGTGATGGGCTTTACCGGCAAGGCCGCTCTGGAATGGAAGCTGAAGTACATTGCAGCCTTCAACGCAATGGAGAAGCAGCTGGCACAGCGCCCGCAGCTTTCCCGGGCTGAACTGATGGCGCAGGCGCTGATTGCCGCCCACGATGAACTGGAGCACAAAGACCGGCAGATCGCGGAACTTACGCCCAAGGGCATCTTTGCAGACGCGGTAAACGCCAGCAAGAAGAGCATCCTTGTGGGCGAATTGGCAAAGCTTCTGTGCCAGAACAGCGTGCAGATCGGGCAGAACCGGCTGTTTGTCTGGATGCGTGAGCACGGCTACCTTATCAAAGATCCTAAGCGTAGCGACTACAATATGCCCACGCAGCGCGCCGTGGAGCAGGGTCTGTTTGAGATCAAGGAGACCACCGTGGTGCACTCCGATGGGCACACCAGCATCAACAAGACCCCCAAGGTGACCGGCAAGGGTCAGATTTACTTTGTGAACCTGTTTCTGAAAGACAAAGCCAAGCAGTTGGACGCATGAAAAAGGAGACTGCCTGATGAACGGGCGGAACAAATACTGGCGGGAAGCCCGCTGGGACAAGAACCAGCCTGCACGGCTGGCACACATCAAAGAAAAGAGGTCGAAGCATGATGAAGGTCATACAGGGCACCTTCCGGCAGATTCCGTACTGGAAACTTCGGGGCCGGTTCCACAGCTGCGGCTACCGCGATCAGGAAGTCGCTAAGTATATCGGCATTGGCCGGGACACCATGAGCGGCAGGATGCAGGGGCACAATCCGTGGACAAGCGCAGAGATCACAGCAATGTGTGAACTGCTTGACATCAGACAGAATGAGATCGGGGAACTGTTTTTCCCCTCACTTGAGAAAGGAGAATCCGCATGAAGATCAAATCCCGCATCTGGTACTGGCTGGCTGCTGCCAGCGGTGCCGCAAGTCTGCTGTACGGCATGGGCATCGAGGGCAGTGCACAGACGGGCAGCACCATCTCCGACGGCCAGTTTGCCACGGCCCTGTGCCTGGTGCTGGCAGCGGTGATGTTCCTGCGGCTGGGATTTGCCGCCCAGGATCGTGAGCAGAACGCCCGCCGCTATGGCCGCGTTGACCGTACCCACGCCCGCACCGAGGAGCCGGGTTACCGGCAGAACCGGAGGGACGCATGAAAAAAAGCCCGCCGGTGCGCCAACACCGACAGGCTGCAAGGGTTGATGGAATTTGAAAGCCCCATCACCCCGATGATATCACAAAATCGGAGGTTTTTACAGATGGAGAATGAATTGACCGTCCGGGTGGAACGCCCGGCAATTCCGGCCATGAGCTGGAACAAGGACGAGGTTGAACGGAACCTTGACGAGATGCTGGCGGCCTACAAAGGCCGGGTCTACACCCCGGAGAGCATCAAGAGCGCCAAGGAGGACCGGGCAAAGGTCAACGGCTGGGATAAGCAGCTTGGAGCTGCTGCCACGGCAGCGAAGAAGCTCTACATGAAGCCGCTGGAAGATTTCCAGCGGAGCATCAAGGAGATGCAGGGCAAATGCAAGGAGATTTCCGGAGCGATTGACGCACAGGTCAAGGCTGTGGAGGCCGCCGAAAAGGAAGAAAAGGCTTCTACCCTGCGCCTGATCTACCGGGACAACATCGGCGAGTTGGAAGCTCTCATTCCGTTTGAACGCCTGTTGGACAACCGCTGGCTGAACAAGACGTTCGCCATTGCGGAAGCAAAAAAGGCCCTGTGCCAGTCCATCGAGAACATCCGCAGCGACCTCGACTTTATCCGCGAGAACTGCGGAGAGGATGTCGAACCCTGCACCACCGAATACCTGCGCAACCTGAGCGTGAACGAGGCCGTCCGCGAGCATACCCGCCGCGAGAAGTCCCGGCAGGCACAGAGGGACGCAGAGGCCGCCAGAGAAGCGGCAGAGCGGGCGCGGGCTGCTGCTCCGGTAATTGTTCCCCCGACCGCAGAAGAACGCGAGATGCGGGCGCAAGCCACCGCAGCAACGCAAGCCGCCGCATTCATCACGCCGGAGGGCCGTCTGGACATGGAGGCGATGCAGAGCTTCGCCGCTGCGCAGGAGGCTTCCTCCCGCAAGCGCTATTACTTCTGGGTTGAGTTCACCAAAGAAGACATTGCATGGTTCCGCAGCGCTGCCAAAGAACGCGGGTTCGATTTCGGCAGCATCAAATAATCTTCAACATTCTAGGAGGTAACAAAAATGGGTTTCACTTCACGCGCTGGCGCTGCTGCGCCGAATACCACTACCACAGTTCAGAGCCGCTCCTTCGCTGCTCAGGTCAAGCAGAGCGAAGCGATGCAGCCGGTCGCAGAATCTAAGCCGGTCGAAATCGAGAGCATGGACGGCCAGCATCTGACCGTCACCTTTGACGATGTGCGGAACTTCATCTGCAAAGATGCGACCTTCGCAGAGTGCCGCATCTTCTTGGAGACCTGCAAGCAGTACCACCTCAACCCCTTTACCAAAGAGGCATATCTTATCCACTACGACAATAAGAACGGCGACAGCGCGTCCACCATCGTGCTGGGCAAGACCTGCTATATGAAGATGGCCGAGCGTCACCCGCAGTATGACGGATTTGAAGCTGGCGTTATCGTGCTCGTGCCGGAAGTTGGCGAGATTATTCACCGCGAAGGATCCATCGTCTACGAGGACGAGAAGCTGGTCGGCGGCTGGGCCAAAGCCTACCGTAAGGACCGCAGCCGTCCCTTCTACGAAGAAGTGAAGCTGAGCGAATACGACACCAAGAAGTCCTTGTGGGCAACGAAGCCTGCAACGATGATTCGTAAGGTGGCCCTCGTCCACGCGCTGCGCGAATCCTTCCCGGCCACGTTTGGCAGCCTCTACGATGAGAGCGAGGTTCCGGTAGATGCAGAAGCATCCTGCCGCGAGGTCGAGAACGAGCAGCCCGAAATCGGCGCTATGCAGCCCCGCAAACTGAAGCCGAAAAAAGAACAGCCCGAACCGTTGGCAGCCGAAACCACCGACACCAACGATGATCCGTTTGGCGGTGATGGCGAATGATTATCAAGACGAGCACTGGTGCAATGGTGGCCGGAGCGCTGGCCCGCGACCCGGAAATCAAGGAAACGCGGACTGGAAACCAGTTCTTGAGCATGAGTGTCAAGGCGCACAGCGTCAAGGATGATTCCGGCAAGTGGAACAGTGTTTTCGTGGAGTGCTGCATCTGGCGCGATTTGGACCGCTGGGATGGACTGCTGCACAAGGGAGATTTTGTCGTGGCGTTTGGTCGGGAGCTGAAAAGCCACGAATCCAACGGAAAGACCTATTGGAATCTCGATGCTGATGGCGTTGTGGTTGGAGGCCTTGTCAATGCAAGCTGGGTTCAGATAGCAATCGACATGATGCAGCCGCCGGCCGAACAGGCAGAAACCGATGACTTTGCACCGGTGGAGGACGAGACACCCTTTGAGACCGACTCCAAGCCGCCGCAAAGCGCTTCTCAGTCGGAACCAGCAAAACAACCCACCCCGGCGGCAGCACCCGAATATGACGACGATAGCCGCCCGATTTCGGACACGGACGACTTGCCGTTCTGATTCACCGTTGAGAGAAAGGAGGTGAGCAGATGGCAATTTTTCGTTGCATTTCGCCGAACTTTTGGTCAGACCCGAAGGTGGACGATGACTTCACCCCGGAAGATAAATACTTTTATCTCTACCTTCTCACCAATCCGCACACCACTTTGAGTGGATGCTATGAGCTGAGCAAGCGGCAAGCGAGCAGAGAGCTTGGATACAACGAAGAGACCGTAGACCGACTTATCCACCGAATGGAAACTGTTCACAACGTTATCCGCTATGACAAGGCAACGAAAGAGATATTGCTTCTTAACTGGCACAAATACAACTGGTCGAAATCACCCAAATGCCTGAAGGGCGTTGAGTATTCGCTGCAAAACATCAAGAGTGATGCGTTCAGAAAATACTGCGCAGATACCCTATCTATACAGTATCGGTACAGTATAGATACAACTGTATCTGTAACTGCTACTGTAACTGAACCTATTACTGAAACTGTTATCTATCCTAATAGAGATAGCTTAAATAACAGCAAAGAGAAAGCCCCGGCAGCTGATGCAGACCTCGCCCAGATTATTCAGCGGTACGAGGAAGTTGCAGGCAGCTTTCCGCGTTCAGCGCTGGACAAGCTGCAAAGCTGGCGGCAGGTTTGCGGCACAGACTTGATCTTGCTGGCAATTGACCGGGCAGCGGAAGCAAATAAACGGTCGTGGGCCTACATAAACGGAGTCTTAGCCAGTTGGCAACGCGAAGGTGTTCAGACGGTTGGCGATGTAGCTGCAAGCGATGAGCAGTACCAGAGCCGCCAGCAGCAGGCACGGCCCGGCAGCGCTACCGGTGGAAGAAAGCCCACCGAGAGCGTGGACGATCAGCTGACCAGAGTGCTGGCAAACATGGACAGAAAAAGAGGGTTTGAGCAATGACGAAAGAAGAAACGGCCCAGCTGATACGGATGAACTTCACGCTGTACAAGCTGGGCAGCAAACCCCTCACGGATGAGGAAATGGAAACCACCCTTGACGTGTGGACGTATCAGTTCCGGGATTATCCCGGCGAAGTGGTGAAGCGGGCGTTTCTGGCCGCGAATCGCGTCTGCGTCTATCCCATCACGGTGGCCGATATCTACAAGCAGCTTTCCCAGTGCATCAACCCGGATGCAGAGTGGGAGGCGCTGGCCGATGCAGCCCGCAAGGCACAGAAATACATGAGCTGGAAAAACTTCCCGATGGTGACCGGCATTGACGAGAAGGGCGGGATTATCCGTAGCAATGGCACGGAAGAGCTGCAAGAGCTGTATGACAGCCTCCCACCGGCGGCCAAAACTTACGCTGGGAGCGTGGGCGGCCTGAAGGAGCTGGCCATGACCCCGGACCTGACCTATCGCCGGGTCGAGTTCCTGAAGCAGTCGCGGGAGGACATTACGACAACGCCGAGGGAAGCCGCCCGGCTGCGCGGCACGTCTGACCCAGCTAGATTGGAGGCAGTCAATGGGTAAGTTCAGGGTTTTAAAGTTCAGGGTTTTAGTGGAGTGCCGCAACGAGGGCGGCACAGATCTCCACTGCTGGATCGTGGAAGCGAAGAACCCAGGCGAGGCAGAGCATATTGCCGTCTCCAGGGCTCGGGCCTTCTACCCCGAGTTTGACGAATTTGAACCTGTAAGGACGGAGGCGGTGAAGAATGGGTAAGTGCGTGCTGGATTATTTGCCTCGCGAAGAGATTCTCGCACAACTTGCGGAGGAGGCTTCAGAGCTTGCCCAAGCGGCATTGAAGCTGCGTCGTGCGCTGGATGGTACGAATCCGACACCGAAGAGCGTTGCAGAGTGCGAGGAAAATCTTTTGGAAGAATGGGCGGACGTCGATTTGTGCCTTCGTTGCGCGTTGAAATCCGATTATTTTTACAATGCTAGAACGAAAATCGAGAGCATTGAGCTTAAAAAGCTTGATCGCTGGCTCTCTCGCCTGAAGGAGGCCGAAAATGAACACACTGTGTAAAGACTGCCCTGCACGACACCCGGTATGCCACGACAGCTGCCTCAAGTACGCCGAGTTCAAGCGCCAGCGCGGCGCAGAAGCCGCTTACACCCGAGAGATGCTGGACACAGGCAAGGTCTACCACTACGACCACGAGGACCGCCACCGGGAGCGGGGCCGCAAGAAGCACATGGGAGCGAACGGAGGAGCGGACAGATGAAAGTGCTTATCGCCTGCGAGGAATCGCAGGAAGTATGCAAGGCTTTCCGTGCCCGTGGACACGAAGCATACTCCTGCGACATTCAGGAACCGTCCGGCGGTCATCCAGAGTGGCACATTCTCGGAGATGCGCTCAAGGCTGTTGAGGGGGGGGCAAGTCGTGACGATGAACGGAGTAACGCATGACGTTGGCAAGTGGGACTTGCTCATTGCACACCCGCCGTGCACATACTTGTCGGTTGCCGGGAATCGCTGGTTTAACATTGGTAAATACGGAGAAAAAGCGCGAAGAAGAATCAAACGTCGGGAAGAAGCTGCTGCTTTCTTCATGTCTTTTATCAATGCGAAAGTTGAAAGAATTGCTGTTGAAAATCCGATTGGATATATGTCAACACATTATAAAAAGCCAACTCAGATAATCCAACCGTATATGTTTGGGGAGCGTGAAAGAAAGGCTACCTGTTTGTGGTTGCGCGGGTTGATGCCGTTGATGCCAACAAACACTGTTGAACCCGAAATTATATATTACAAAAACGGCAATGGCAGTGATAGCCGATGGCATATGGACACGATCGGACTGCCGACGGCAGAGCGTTCAAAGGCTCGCTCTAAAACATTTCCTGGCATTGCGAAAGCAATGGCTGACCAATGGGGGTGATAGAATGATTACCTGTTGCAAAGACTGCACATCACGCCACCAAGACTGCCACGACACTTGCGAGAAGTATAAGGCAGAGAAGAAAGACTTCGAGGAGCAAAAAGCGTTCGTGTATGAGCTAAACCACAGCCAGAGCGTGTACCACCGTGATTATGAGGACAAACACCGGGAACGTGGCAAGAAACGGTTTCTCGGAAGTGAATTTAGAGGTGAAAGATAAATGGGAGCTTTTATTGCAAGACAGCCTAATGGCCTGTTGTGCAGGTTTTCTTCGGTTGTAGATTGCATTACCGATTACAACATGACCGAAGATGAATACATCGAAATGTGTGCAGAAAAAGCACGAAAAGAAGCACGAGATGTTCTTGACCACTATATGCAACCGTTTGAACTGGTGGACAAGCGATTCTACCCGAACAACATGACAGTGGAAGAACATAAGCGGATTATGAAGGAAATGGAAAAGCCCGTTGACAAAGCAACTCATATTCCGTGAGCTTAGAGGTGAACGGGGATGAGCAAAAGAAAGTATAAGCCGGGCTGTTACATTATTTCTCTTGATGATTTGATGAAGCAGGAATTTGTTTACTGCGCCGGAAAACTTGTTCACAAAGGCTGGTTCGGTAGCTGGCAACTGCGCTATGCAAATAGCGAACTTGCTAGGCTGCGTATCAGAGAAGCCAAAAAAACCGAGGATAACGAATGAACACTGGCAAGCAGTTTGAAGCAGACTTCAAGGCATCCGTCCCATCCGATGCGTGGTGCTACCGCCTCGAAAAGATGGCTTGAAAATGTGGCGCAACAAGTCAGATGTAACCGATGAAGCAGTTTCCGCTGTTCTGTCTCATTTTATTACCGAAATGGAGAATTCCGACAAAACGAAACTTGAAAAGGTGTGGGGCGTTATTGGAAACAAGAAGCTAAAAGTTACATTCGAGCTTTCCGTCAATAAGGAGCAGTCAGATGAATAAGCGTAGAAACCGCCCATCGTCTGGCAAACAGGCGATGTCAACCAACCTCCGCAAAATCGCACGACAGAACCAGTTGTACGGCTTCCGCATGGCTCTGGATGGCATCGCCGCCACATGGGGCGCACTGATTCAGAATCTGCGGTGTGAGCTTGGCCTGACCGATGAGCAGGTGCAGAAGCTTATCCGCATTGGCGACAGATACTGGGAGATGGTAGGAGATTACTCCAAAAAGGACATGACCCCGGACGAGTTCGCGGAGTATCTCGTCGGCAAGTCGGAGCAGGTCGAGAAGGATTTGCGGGAGATGTGGACATGAGCAATGACAACATGAGCCGGAATGCCGAGCATTATGCAGATCCGACCCCCGGCACTGCGATGCGGAACATCCGCAAGAAAGAATACCAGAAGGAATCCGCCCGGCTGCTGCAAATCAGCCTCCTCGTGCCCCTGCTTCGGCAGGTGGCCGAGTGGGCAGGTTTTGAGGCCATCATCAGCTCCGCTTGCGACTACTACCGCGCAATCGGACGGGCAGACATCGAGAAAACCCCGGAGCCGATGAAGCCACTCGGTGGTGCAGATCGCTCCGGCAGATTCCTCGCCTGCTACACCAAACAGGCACAGCCAGACTACAAAGGCGTTCTCTCAGGCGGAAGAGCGGTCGTTTTCGAGGCGAAGCACACAGACACCGGTCGTTTGTTGTCCGACCGCGTATCAGCCGAGCAAGCCGCCTGTTTGCGCCGGATATCACGGCTGGGCGGTATCGCGTTCGTTCTGTGTTCATTCAATGGCCGGGAGTTCTACCGAATTCCGTGGCCGATCTTGGAAGACATGAAGAACGTGTTTGGCCGGAAGTACATCACCCCGGCGGACGTTGAAGCCTACCGTGTGAAGCTCGGCGGGCCGGGAGTGCTGCTTTTTTTGGAGGGGGTTCCATACGAAACCCCGGAGAGGAGATAATATGGTCAGGAAAATTCCAAAGTTGACGACTGACAATCCGCAGGACAACTACCAGATGGCCCTCAACTTCACGGACATCGGAGAAGATAGCTGGGTCTGGATGCGGCAGCCGGAGCGGACGTTGGTAGAGTATATGCGCACTCTTATCAAAGCCCACGGCAGCGATATTGACATCAACGGGGACGACTACGCGGTAGGTGAAGATTTGGACGACCACCTCCTTGACGGCCCCGAAACTATCGACGGCCTGATTGCCGAGCATTATACCATCCTGTGGGCCTACGCAACGCTCAGGGAAAAGCTCAAGTGGTATGAGGACGCTGGCGTTCCGGCTATTCCGCCCGAGGGTCTGAAAACTATCCAGCGGGCAGTAAATCGCGGTACGGGTTCCCAGCTTGAGCTTGCTTGCGAAGATATGGCCGACCTGATTCGCTTGGTGTGTCAGTACAATCGGCGGTTAAAGACCGCCCTGAAAGACACCGAGGAGCTGCGGGCCATCCGCAACAGTATCCGGGATAAGACGGCAAGCGTTTATATTGCGCTGGCCTGCATCGTGGATATATTCGGCAAGCCTGAGGACATCCAGCAGGCAGTCGCCGAGAAGCTCGACAACCGCAAAGACCTTATGTGAGGAGGAAATACCATGATCAAACAAACCAACCTGTCCGACGTGAAGCTGCTGGACGAGTAAACCGCCCGCATGGGCAAAAGTGAGGGAATGTATGGAGCGGATTAGAACGTGGAGAGCTGACGAGCTTGAAAAGAAGCCGGATTCGGCAGCAGAGGTAAAGGCATGGTTCCGCCGGTGCCGCAGCCTTGCTGAAGCTGTCAACATCCAGAGGAACAAGGTACAGAGCCAGAGAGATTCCGCCACGAGAGTGACCCAGAATTTTAGCGGGATGCCCATGACCTCCGGCAACGGGGACAAAATCCTTGATGCTGTGTGCCGGGCAGATTCTGAGGCGCGAGAGCTGGGCCGGATGGAAACTGAGCTTGCTCAATACCGGCTGAAAGCAATCAACAGGACGTTTTGCATCGTCTATGCCGAGGATGGGCACAGCCTCCTCACGGCGGATGTTATGAGGGCCTACTACATCGAGTGCGAGACCAAGGACGTTCACGGGCAGTTTAAGCTCAAGACCTATGCCGACGTAGCCTGTGAGCTGGGCGTATCTGCCTCTACCGTATCCAGCTGCCTCAAAACCGGGCTGGAAGCTATTGCCGAGATTTGGCCTGACATCTCCAAAACCTGTGTATGATGTGCAAAATGCACAATTCAAGGCTCAACATTTTTACACCAAGCCGGTGTGCGATTGCGTTGACGGTGGTGTGAAATATGCGATAGAATGGCATAAGCGCAACCGCGCGAAGCGGAACGGCGCTTGAAAGCCTGCCGACCCCGTAGGCAGAAGTGGACGCATGGCCTCATAAACCACCGGGAGCTGCTGCGTTTCCCATGCGCGGCACATCTCTTTCTGTTTTCATCCTCCTAGATGATAGCTTTGCTTAACACGCATTTCTTATGTCGGAGGCCCCGGAACGCCAAAAGCGGGTTATGACGTTGGATCCGCCGGTGTGTGCGTCCAATCCCCAAGCGCCCCGCGCTGAGCCCGACCACCGCAGCGCGGGGATATTATATGCCGCCTGAGCGCAGTTTGGAGCGCGGCGCGTGTGTGTAGACACGGCTGGTTCGATTCCAAGGGCGGCGTTTTATACTCCGGCAGCTCAAGTGGTAGAGCAGCGGTCTCCAAAACCGCAGGTTGCAGGTTCGAGCCCTGCCTGGAGTGCTTGCGTGCCCCAGAGCGGGCCACGCAATAGCGGGGCATCCGGCCGCGAAAGTTCCGGATGCAGCAGTGCCCACCGTTTGACGCATGTCCAACGAACTGAATACACGGGCGCTGCTTATTTTGATATTCTGACCGTTCGGATTTCCGGGCGGTTTTTCTTTTGCACGAGTTTAGAGAGGTGGTGGCGGTGGGGGCAAAACTGACAGACCGACAGAAAAAGAAAATCATTGCGGACTATGTACAGCTCCACAATTACCGCAAAACTGCCAAGCTGAACAACGTCGCCGAAAGCACTGTGCGCAAGGTTGTGAGCGAAAATCCGGTATGTGCAGATTTGTGCGCCTTAAAAAAAGAGCAGAACACCCGGGATATGCTTTCATATCTGGACAGCAAGCGCGGGGAAGCGCAGAATCTTCTCGGGCTGTACCTTCAGGCGATGGCAGACCCTGACAAAATCGCAGAAGCGACGCTGCCACAGCTGTCCACGGCGTTCGGCACCATCGTGGACAAGTTTGCTATGCTGGGAGACCAGAGCGGCATAGAAGCCCCGGACGATGGCCTGCTTGAGGCCCTGAGCGCTGCCGCAGACATCAGCCCGCTGGATGACGTGGAGATGCTTCCGGAGGAAGAGGACGACAATGCGGAAAAGTAACGGTTTTCGATGGAAAGCCCTCAGCCAGCGGCAAAAGATGGTTCTTTGCTGGTGGACACCGCAGAGTGCATACAGCGGTTACAACGGCATCATTGCAGATGGCGCTATCCGCTCGGGCAAGACCTTTGCCATGAGCTTTTCGTTCGTCCAGTGGGCCATGACCTGCTACAGCGGCCAGCAGTTTGCCATGTGTGGCAAGACCATCGCCAGCTTCCGGCGCAACGTGATGGGCACGCTCAAGCAGCAGCTTGCAGCCCGTGGCTACAACGTCAAGGAGCACCGGGCAGAAAACTGCATGACCGTCAGCAAGAGCGGCAGAACCAACGAGTTTTACTTTTTCGGCGGCAAGGACGAGAGCAGCCAGGACCTGATCCAGGGCATCACCCTTGCCGGGGCATTCTTCGACGAGGTGGCCCTGATGCCGCAGAGCTTCGTCAATCAGGCCACGGCCCGCTGCTCTGTCACCGGGTCGAAGTTTTGGTTCAACTGCAACCCGGGCAGCCCACAGCACTGGTTTTATCTCGAGTGGGTGCGGAAATGCCGTTCCCGCAAGATGATGTACCTCCATTTCACGATGGATGACAACCTGTCACTTTCCGAGGACATCAAGGCCAGATACCGCAGCCAGTACAGCGGCGTTTTCTATCAGCGCTACATTCTGGGCCTGTGGACGGTGGCCGAGGGCCTTGTATATGACATGTTCGACCGCAAGAAGCACGTCGTTGATGAGCTGCCGGAGCTGTCACCAAAGAGCGCCTATGTGGCGTGCGACTTTGGCACCCAGAACGCAACGGTTTTTTTGCTATTCCAGAAGCAGGCAGATGCAGACTGCTGGATCGTCACCCGGGAGTACTACTACAGCGGCCGGGAACAGAAGCGGCAAAAAACCGTGGGCGAGTACGTCACAGACCTCAAGGCGTGGCTGAATGGTCTCAAGCCGGAGAGGATCATCGTTGACCCCTCTGCCCTGCCCCTGATTACAGAGCTGCGCAAGAACGGCTTTACTCAGACCCACGCAAACAACGACGTTCTGAGCGGCATTCTGGACGTACAGACCATGCTGCAGACCGGGCGGCTGAAGATCTACAAAGACTGCAAGCACACGCTGGAAGAGTTCGGCGTGTACGCTTGGGATCCGGATAAAGACGACACCGTGCTGAAGGTCAACGACCACTGCATGGACGCTATCCGCTATTTCGTGCGCACAAAGCGCCTTGTGAAACTGAGGGATTGATTTTGAGCACTGTATACACATTCCAGACTTTCCAGCAGGCGCAAGCCGCCGGGGAGCAGCCTGATTTCATCCGGCGCTTCGTGCAGCAGCACTGCGCTTCCAAGCCCTACAAGATGGCTCTGGACGCCGACCTGTACGATGCCCAGAAAAACCCGGGGGCTGAACGCTTCGCGCAGGCTTACGCTTTGATGCTGAAGCGCCTATCCAAAAACACCAAGCAGGACACCCCACACCCCGATATGGTCAAGAGCAATCTTTTCCGGCGGCTCAACAAGCAGCGGGCGACCTACTCCCTCGGCAACGGCGTGGTCTTTGCGGACGATGGCGTGGACAAGGACAGACTGGGGCAGAACTTTGATGAGCAGATCCAGAAGGCCGGATATTTCGCCCTGATCCACGGCGAGAGCTTCGGATTCTGGAACAACGACCACTTGGTGGTTTTCAAGTTGACCGAGTTTGCGCCCCTGTACGATGAGAAGACAAGCCTTTTGCAGGCGGGTGTGCGCTTCTGGCGGCTGAACCCGGACACAGATATGCACTATATCCTGTACGAGCTGGACGGCTTCACTGAGTACACGGAAAGCAAAATCGGCAATGTGATGCAAGAGACAACGCCGAAGCAGGCATACAAGAGCGTGACCGTCACCACACCCGGCGGCGGGCTGGAAAGCGTAGAGGGCGAAAACTACAGCGCTCTTCCCATTGTGCCGCTGTGGGGCTCCGACCTGCACCAGAGCACGCTTGTGGGCTTGAAAGCCTACATTGACAACACCGATCTGGTGATGTCCGGCTTCTGCAATGACCTGCAGGACTTTTCGCAGATCTACTGGCTGTGCGAGAACTTCAACGGCATGACCGATGACGAACTGCAGGAGTTCCTTGTCAAGCTGAATCTGTACCACATTGCAGGCGCAGACACCAGCGAGGGCGGCAAGATCACCCCCTACACCAACGAGATCCCCGTGACGGCCCGGCAGGCTCTGTTGGAGCTGCTCCACACCAGGGTGTATGAGGACTTCGGCGGGCTGGACGTGCATTGCGTCAGCGCGGACAGCACCAACGACCATCTGGATGCGGCCTATGAACCGCTGAACCAGAATGCGGATGACTTCGAGGCGCAGGTCAAGCCGTTCATCCGGCAGATCTGCGCACTGGCTGGCTTTGACAACGCCATGCCGACATTCAACCGCAGCAAGATCACCAACACGGCTGAGCAGGTCGCGACGGTGATTTCTGAGGCACCGATCATCGGGCAGGACATGGCCATTGACCTACTGCCCAACCTGACCCCGGAACAAAAGGAGCGGGCCAAGGCCGCGCTGATGGCTGAGAGCGCAACACGTGAGACCGTGGACGAGGAGGAGGACGAAGACGATGGCAGCAAATGAGACTTACGAAGAGTTCGTGGAGAAGTTCAAGCCCAAAAAGACCACGGACGACTGCTATACACCGCCCGGCGTGTACGCTGTCATCAAGGACTGGGCCTGCAAGGAGTACGGCATCGACCCGGCCAAAATTGTGCGCCCGTTTTACCCCGGCGGCGATTATGAGAATTTCGACTACCCGGAGGGTGCTGTTGTTCTGGACAACCCACCGTTTTCAATCCTGTCCAGAATTTGCGGATTCTATCTCGATCGTGGCATTCCGTTCTTCCTATTCGCTCCATCTCTTACGGCGTTTTCTGGAAGGGCAAATACTATGCGGATGAACCATATCATTTGCGACTGTGATATCGAGTACGAAAACGGCGCAATCGTCCGAACAAGTTTTGTGACCAGTTACGGCGGGGACATTGTAGCGCAGACCGAACCCCGTCTGACAAAGCTGGTAAACGATGAGGTGGAGCGCTTGCGACGCACCAAAACAGTACAGCTTCCAAAGTATACATACCCGGATCATATCGTGACGGCTGCATTGCTTCAACGATACAGCCATTACGGTGTGGATTTCAAAATTCACAAAAAGAACTGCACTCCGATTTATGCGCTGGATGCACAACGCTCCACGGGAAAAGCTATTTTTGGTGGAGGCCTGCTGCTGTCTGATTGTGCTGCGGCTGAGAGGGCTGCGGCTGAGAGGGCTGCGGCTGAGAGGGCTGCGGCTGAGAGGGCTGCGGCCACAAAATGGGAACTGTCCGCCCGGGAGCGTGCCATTGTGGAGTATTTGAACAGCCATGAAGCAAACAGACCGTGACCGCATCTCTACCCGCCAGCTGAACCGCCTGCGCCGCCGTATCCTCCGGGTGTACGGCACTGCCCGCCGGGAGATGCAGGAGCAGCTTACCGAGTTTCTGGCAAAGTACAAAGCGCTGGACGAGCGCAAACGGGCACAGCTGGATGCAGGCGAGATTACAGAGGATGATTACCGCATCTGGTTGCAAAATCAGGTCTTTCAGTCCGATTTGATGCACGCCAAGCTTGACGGCATCACCCAGACCTGCACCACAGCCCAAGAGACGGCCTACAAGCTGGCCCGGGACGAGCAATACAACATCTTTTCCTTTGGCGCAAACTGGGCCTTCTACGAGCTGGAACAGGCCGCAGGCGTGACGTTCGGGCTGACCCTGTACAACACCGAAGCGGTCAAGCTCCTGCTGAAGGAGAACCCCCGCATGGTGCCCAACAAGCGCATCAAGAGCGAGAGCAACCGCACCTATGATGCCAGGGTGTTCAATCGATACGTCATGCAGGGCATCGTACAGGGCAAGAGCGTCCACGACATCGCCGTGCAGGCCGTAAACGGCATGGCTGATACAGAGATCCACTGGGCCATGAACAACGCCATCACAGCCCTTACCAGTGCCCAGAACGCCGGGGCTTTGCAGCAGATGCAAAACGCTCAGGCTTTGGGCATCGAGGTCAAAAAGCGCTGGAACTCCACCCACGACTACCGCACCCGTGAGATGCACCGCCTGCTTGACCGGCAGACAGCAGAGCTTGACGAGCCGTTCAAGGTCATGGGCTACGAGATTCAGCGCCCAGGCGACCCCAACGCCGCCCCGGAGATGGTATACCACTGCCGCTGCGTGCTGTCCTCTGTGCTGGGAAAGTATCCCAGGCAGAACGCCATGCAGCGGGACAATGTGACCAAAGAGACCACGCCCGCCATGGATTACACCGAGTGGTATAAATACAAGGGCGGCAAGGAAAAAGAGCAAATGTGGTGGGCAGAAGAGCGAAAGAGAAAGAAGGAAAAGCAATGAGTACAGCCAATTTTTCAAAACGCGAAGAATATGACCCTCTGAAGCAGGCTAGGGATTCCATCACAGCTGCCATGAATGCTTCAAAAGTTTCAAAAATACTCGGCATTCCGCTGCCAAAACCACTTGCGTGTCACCATGTTGATGCTGGCGATGCGCTTCAACCCGGCTGGTATGAGTGTCCTGTATGTGGGTACAGGACACCTTGGCTGTGGGAAGCCTGCCCCCTTTGCGATACACTGCTAGAACCAGAATAAAAGTAAAGCTTGGAGAGATAAACCGTGATTCTGCCGATGGAAAACACCGAAAAGATGATTTTTCCGGGTGAAGGAAAGTTCCATATCCCTATCATCAAGCCGGAAACGGACATCCGCATTGACAAGCTGGAATGGATACCTTTCAATTACGCCCTGTCTGCCAAAGATAGGGGAGGCAAAGGCATCCATTTTTATTGTGATGATTACCAGTTTGAACGTGTTTGGCGCAATCCTGACAAGTATGTGCCGCTTTTGCAACAGTTCGGTGCTGTTCTTTCCCCTGATTTTTCCATGTTCCGAGACCACCCGGAAGCGGTGCAGATTTGGAGCGCCTATAAACGGCACTGGTTGGCAGCGTACTGGCAAATGCACTGTATCAAGGTCATTCCCACAATCGAATGGGTGTGGCCGGAAAGCTACGAGTGGTGCTTTGACGGAGAGCCGCGAAACTCCATCATCTCCATTTCGTCCGTTGGGCTTATGAATGAGCGTTTAGCTACAACCCTTTTTACGATGGGGTGCAAGGAAGCTATGCGGCGCTTAAATCCTACGCAAGTTCTCTGGTATTGCAAACCATTACCGGGGATGGACTTTAACGCAACAATAATCAAACCGCAATATGCGGAAGTGAGAGAGAGGTGTCACGATGAGCGGAGGTGGTAGAGCATCCGGCAGAGCCGGGCGCAGTTCCGCGAGAGCGGGTGGAGGCATGGCAACGCTCAGAGGAACTGAAAAACAGGTTGAATTGGCTGCAAAAATTCGGGAAACCACAAACAATGCGATTGACGATTCCATTGCATTTGCAAAAACGCAAACCGCAAAAATGGGCAAAGACCGCGTGAATGCAGCAGTGGAATGGGCAGAAAAGGCCAAAAGAGAAATCAATTCGACCTCAAGCGCAAGCGAATTGATAGACACCATCGGCGCATACATCGGCAGCAAAACAGGAGAATCTGCAAAACAGTCCGCGCTTCTTGGAATCACAAGAACGCTCCAAAGCGGAACGGGAGACCTTGCCAAGAGACTGAAAAAGGCAAGAGGACTGTAAAATGAAATTTAACTGCGACATCAAATTCACCGACAACACCCCGCGGCTGCTTGAGGCTCTGGACTCATGGGCAGAGCGGGTGCTGACCCTCTGGGGCATGAAGGTGCAGGACTACGCACAGCTGCTTGTGCCTACCGGCACGGCAGACAGCACGGGAATTGAGGGCTATGTGGGCGGCGCACTCAAGCAGAGCCTGACATTTGCCATCGACCTCGCAAAAAAGACCGTGACCATCGGCAGCAACCTGTTTTACAGCGTCTATGTGGAGCTGGGCACGGGCATCTTTGCCGAGAAAGGCAACGGACGCAAAACGCCGTGGGTCTGGAAGGACTTCAACGGCGAGTGGCACTTTACCCGGGGCATGGCCCCTCGCCCGTTCCTCCGCCCGGCGGTGGAAAATCACATTGACGAGCTGCGAGAAATCGCGGTGGAAGAAGGAAACAAGGAGGTATAAGGATGACAAAGCTTGAAAACTTGAGCGCACAGCTTGAAGTTGCTGTGAAAATGCAGGAAAGCGCAGAAAGACTTTATCATAAGTCTGCCGAAAGAATTGAAGAAATCAAAAAGCAGATGCTTGAGGTGAAGGAAAAGAACAAGCCAAAGGCTGCAAAAGTCGAAGATTTGTTTGCGGCTGGGGTTCAGGCACGCAAAGCGCTTCAGGAGATGTGCGACAACGCATACGGCGATGGCAAAGCAAAAATTTCTGTTTTGGTCTATGTTCCGGCCGAAGCGCAGGGCTACCCGACAGCCACGGACTGTGAATTTTCGCTCTAAAACTGAATACTCAGCGGTTGGCGCACAGCGTCAGCCGCTTTTTTATGCCGTTTTCGCTCAATGGTAGAGCTGCTGATTTGTAACCAGCGGCCGTGGGTTCAAGCCCCACAAGCGGCACCACGCCGGCAGCACGTCCGGCAAATAAACCTTATTGCCAAGCATGGCAGCCCGAGAAAGGGCAGAAAGGACTATCACATGGCACTCGAACGAAAGACTCTCCGGGCGATTCTGGAAGATGAAACGACCGACACTAGCGGCAAGCTCAAGAAAATTCTGGACGTGCTGCATGAGGAAACGGACACCTTGCAGAACCAGATCGATGAGAAGAACGCAGCCCTCGCCAAAGCCGAAAAGGACCGGGACGCAGCCAACGGCGGCAAGGAAGCCGCTGAAAAGGCGCTGACCGACTACAAGGCTCAGCAGACCCAGAAGGACACCCACGCAGCCAAGGAAGCCAAGTTCCGGGAGCTGCTGAAGGCCGCCGGGGTGCTGGACAAGTATGCAGACCGCGTTGTGCGGCTGTCTGGCGAGGATATCGACAAGCTGGAGCTGGACGATAAGGGCGAGGTCAAGGACGCCAAGAAGCACACCGACAGCCTGAAAGCTGATTGGAGCGACTTCGTAGGCACTACGACTACCACCGGCGCAAAGGTGGACACCCCGCCCACCAACACCGGCTCCAAAATGACCAAAGACCAAATTTTTGCAATCAAGGACGCTGGCGAACGCCAGGCCGCGATTGCTGCAAATGCCGACCTGTTTACAGGCGGCGGAAAGGACTAACACATGGCAGCAAAAGAAAATATCACTATGACCACCGATATCACCGTAGCCGCGCGTGAAATCGACTTTGTGACCCGTTTCCAGCGCAACTGGGACCATCTGCGCACCATTCTGGGCATCATGCGCCCTATCCGGATGCAGCCTGGCACCGTGCTCAAGAGCAAGTATGCACAGGGCACCCTGCAGAGCGGCACCGTGGGCGAGGGCGAAGAGATCCCGTTCAGCAAGTACACCGTCAAGGAGAAGGAGTACGGCAAGATCACCATCGACAAGTACGGCAAGTCTGTCACCCTTGAGGCGATCCAGAATTACGGCTACGATGTCGCCGTGCAGAAGACCGATGATGAGTTCCTGTACGACCTGACCGCTCTGGTAACGGATAAGTTCTACAAGTTCCTGAACACCGGCACCCTGAAGGGCACTCCCAAGACCTTCCAGATGGCGCTGGCACATGCCAAGGGCGCGGTCGAGAACAAGTTCAAGACCATGCATCGCACCGTGACCGGCGTTGTTGGCTTTGTCAACGTGATGGACGTGTACGACTATCTGGGCAATGCCAATATCACCGTGCAGAACCAGTTCGGCTTCCAGTACATCAAGGACTTCATGGGCTACAACACCATCTTCCTGCTGTCCGACAGTGAGATCGCGAAGGGAAAGGTTATTGCCACCCCGGTAGACAACATCGTCATGTACTATGTGGATCCTGCGGATAGCGAGTTTGCCCGCGCAGGTCTGGTCTACCGGACCGCAGGCGAGGCAAGCAACCTCATCGGCTTCCACACTCAGGCAAACTACAGCACTGCAACCTCCGAGAGCTACGCCATTATGGGCGTGACCCTGTTTGCTGAGTATCTGGATGGTATCGCTGTCGAGACCATTACCCCGGGCGAGTGATCGCCCCTTTGTAAGGAGGACGCCCCATGACTGTACCGGAGCTGTGCGTCTACACGCACAATTTCTTTGACCGGGCGGACGACCCCGTTGCCGGGGAGTTCGCCTTTGAGCCGGATACCGTTCCCGCCGGGGTAGTGCCGGGGCAGTATTTCCTCGTGTGCGGATCCATCTTCAATGACGGCGTGCACAAGGCCGGGGACGGCGATCTGACCGCCGAGACCTTCACCGGGACGGTGCAGCCCATGCGCGTGCCGCCTGCTTTTGTTGCGCTGGCTGAAAAAATCGACGCATACGACAAGGCTCTGCCGTCCAGCGGCGTGTATGTGTCCCAGTCCTTTGCCGGGTGGTCCGGCACGATGGCTACAGGCGCGGACGGCCTGCCCGCAGACGGCAAGACCCGCTATAAATCCGAGATCAATCAGTGGAGGAAGATGTGACATGGTCAACGCATTCACTGCATCCACCGTGATGCAGAGCTTTACCCAAAAATACCGTTTTCAGACCCGAAGCTATGAGCCGGACGGCGTGGGCGGCTTTGTGTCCGGCTGGCAGGACGGCCCCGAGTTTGAGGCCGTGGAGCGCCACGACACCACTGTGGAAGCTCAGGTGGCGGAGCAGGCTGACACCGCTTCCACCTATACGCTGCTGGTTAACACGGGTGTGCCGCTGGCTTTCCCGGACTATATCAAGCGGGTAAGCGACGGGCAGACCTTTCAGATCACAAGCACAGCGGACGAAAGCAAAGCCCCGCCGGAATCCGGCATGGGGCTGCGGGCCGTCAAGTGCAAAAAGGCGGTGCTGCCGTAATGGGACCGTCTGAGAGCATCAACCGGGCACTGAACGCTTTTTTCAACGGATTTGGCATCCCGGGCTATCTGGAAGACAACATCCCGCCCGCCGCTTCCCTGCCCTACCTGACCTACAAGCCCGCCGTCCCCGGCGGCTGGAACGAGGAAGCGTCGTTTCATGGCCGCTTGTGGTATCCAAGCAGCGCAGGGCGTTTGCCCATCTTACAGACCGAAGACCAAATTAGCGCAGCCCTTGCAGGCGGTTTGACCGTGCCGTGCGAGGGCGGCGCTATTCTTTTGCGCAAAGGCACCCCGTGGGCCCAGCCGATGGACAACCCGCCCGAGGGCTATTTGTGCGAGTACCTGAATTTTGAGATCACGCAGCTATGCGAGTAAGGAGAATTATGGGAAGAAAATTTACCAAAATTTCCGCAGAAGCATTCAAGTCCATGCAGATCAACGCGGGCCTTGTGCTGAACAAGTTCGACACTGAGGGCCAGACCGCCGTCGCTGATGCCGACATCATCTGCGCAACCACTGGCGGCATCACCGCCACCTGTACCCCCAACATCACCGACCTGGGCGAAGATGTGGACAACTGCCAGAAGAACACCGTGGAGCTCATGGAAATTGAGGATTACGACTGCACGCTGGCCTTCACCGCGCTGAATACCTCCGCCGAGGTCATCCGCATGGCGCTGGGCGCAGCGGACGTGGCCGGGGGCAAGGTAACGCCCCGCATGACGTTCAAAACCGACAAGACCACGGGCGACTTCAAAACCATCTGGTTTGTGGGCGACCTCATCGGCGGCGGCTATGTGGCTGTTCGGCTGGACAACGCAATCAGCACGGGTGGCCTGTCCCTCAAGACAACCGACAAGGGCAAGGGCAATGTGTCCGTCACCCTGACGGGCTGTGTCCGCATGGGCGACGAGACCGTCCCAATGGAGTTCTTTGTAAGCGAAGACGCGGCAGCATAAGGAGTGGAACAATGAAAACTCTCAACCAGATGGACGAAACAGAATTTCTGCGCCACTGTTACATGATCGCGGACAAGGTGGCCACCCTGCTGACCGAGACGCAGGTGATGGAGCTGCGCAAAGTCGGCCCCATCCTCACGGGCAGTGAAACCCCCGATGAGCTCAAGGCAAAGAAAGAAGCCCAGGGCCGCAAGAACATCAAGGCAATGGCAAAAAAGCTGCTGTTCGACAATGCTCAGAACACAGCGGAGCTGCTGCCTTTGCTGTATGAGCTGGAAACGGACAAGGACGGCAACCCTGAAAAGATGACTCCCTTCAAAACCCTGCGCGTCATCACGGAGACCATCAACGACCGGGATGTGCTGGATTTTTTATCCTCGTTGGTGAGGTTGGCTCAGACCGATATCGGCGGCTGATCTCATCCATCCGGCTGGATATGCTGAAAGCCATTGGCAAGCCCTACATTGCCCAGCATTGCGTCAATGCGATGCAGCAGGAAGCTTACGAGAAGAGCTACCGCGCCTACATCACGGACGCTCTGGCTGGCCTTGTGGGCATGGAGTGTCGGTGGGTGGACACCCTGCCCGACTTTAATACTCCCGCCCGGCCCCAGCAGAGCGCAGAGGAAATCAAGGCCCGTATTCTGGTCGGGCTGAACGGAGGTGATACGCCCTGAAACTTTTTGAATTGATGGCCACTCTTGGGCTGGACACGTCCGCGTATGAGCGGGGCATCAACAACGTCCAGAGCGAGACCAAAAAGACCGTGACGGCGCTTTCCAGCGAGTACAGCAAGGCCGCAAAAAGCGTTCTGGAACTGACAAAGCAGTATAACGAATCTGCCGCCAAGACGGGCAAGACCTCGGCTGAGACCAAAGAGCTGAAAAATCAGCTTGCAGCAGCTGAGGCACAGCTCAAAACAACCGCCTCCGCCCTGAAATTCGCAAACAACGGCATGGACTCCTTTGGCAAATCGGCCAGCAGTACGGGAAGCGGGCTGACGGCGGCGCTGACAAAATCGCAGCTTCTGGCTTCTGCCATCTCCACGCTTTCCACCGCGGCCCTCAGTGGTGCAAAGCAGTTTGTGTCTATGGGCATCGAGTACAACGCCCAAATCGAAAGTTACCGCGTGGGTCTAACCAATATGCTGGGCGATGCACAGGCGGCCAATGAGGCCATGGCGGCCATTCAGGAGGACGCGGCCCGCACGCCGTTCAGTGTGGATTCGCTGACGCAGGCAAACCAGCTGCTGATCAGCGCGGGTGAAAATGCAGGCTACTCCCGCAAGGTCATCATGGCACTGGGCGACGCGGTCTCGGCTACAGGAGGAGGCAACGTGGAGCTTTCCCGCATGGCAGCTAATCTGCAGCAGATCGCCAATGTGGGCAAAGCGTCCGCAATCGACATCAAGCAGTTTGCCTATGCCGGCATCAACGTTTATCAGGTTCTGGCTGACTACACCGGGAAAACGGTGCAGGAAGTCCAGAACATGACCATCAGCTATGACCTGCTGTCTAATGCCCTTATTGCTGCCAGCGAGGAGGGCGGGCGCTACTACAACGCCATGGACACCCAGAGCCAGACCATGAATGGACGTGTGTCAACCCTGAAAGATAACGTGAGCCAGCTGGCCGGGCTCATGACGGGCGACCTCAGCAGCGGAATCGGTGTGGTAATCTCCAACCTCAACGATATGACCGTGGCGGCCATCGAAGCTTACAAGACGGACGGCTGGAATGGGCTCGGCGAGGCAATTCTGGAACTGAACAACCCAATCAACTCCGTCATCAAGAAATTTGGCGAGCTTGGCTCTGCCGGAATCGGCGTTCTCGATAAATTGAGCTTCAAGCTCAACAAAGCCCTCGGGAAGAATGCTTATGCGGGGTACGAGAACAGTGATGAAGGATACAAGCAGTACCGCTCTGACAAAAACAGCCAGAGCAACTACGACCGCCGACGGAAGGACGCTAAAAACGGAAAGGGCATCTACAACGAAAGCTGGACGGAACGGCAGGCAAAGGCGGCTGCAGCCGCCGGGAACGGCGGGAGCAGTATCACTGCCTCGAGCGGCACAGGCGGCGGAAAAAGCAAAAAATCTACCGCCAAAGCGGCTGCTGACACCAAAAAGCTGGCGGATACCGTCACCGAAACGTCGAAGCAGATCCTTGCCGGAACGGGCAACATTGTGGGTAACATCCAGCGCGTGGTGGAGACTGCCGACAATACCTACAACGTCTACGACGGCACCACCAAAAAGCTCAAGGGCACCACAAAGGAGACCGTGGAGACCATCACGGACTCTTGGAAAGAAGTGGTGGACGGCACGGAGAAGACCATCAAATCGGTCACAAAGAAAGTGACCGATGCGGCCGGAAACGTGACCACGACCACGCAAAAGACCTGTGACGATGTGGTTTTGTCCGTGACAGAGCTGCAAAGCCGCATTGACCAGAACCTCAGCAATGCGCAGAAGCAGTGGTCAAACGGCATCTTTGGCCGCCTGCAAAACGCGTTCACCGACCTGAAAAACCGCAACTGGGCCGGGTTGGCTACAGACGTGGCTAATCTCATCTGGGGCGAGGTATCGCAGGATCAGCGGGAGCTTATCTCCAAGTGGGCGGCGGATGCGCTGAGTGCCATCAATGACACGTACAGTGGGGGCGGCGTAAAAGCGGCCTTCGATACCATCAAATCGCTCTTTACGGACGGCATTGCTGCCAGCGCAACAGAAGCGGGGACGGCGGTGCAAAGCTTTGGCTCCATCCTGTCCAGCTTGAGCGCATCCGGTGGGGCAGGTGCCCAGCTGGCCAACGTCGCCAGCGGGGTGTCCAGCATGGCCACCTCTATCATGGGCAGTCTGGGCGATATCGTCTCACTTGTGGCATCCAACCCTGTGCTGGCTGCTATCCTGGGCGTGGCTGCTGTGGCGGGCGGTATCGGTCTGGCCGCATGGCTGGGCAGTAAGAACGGCGAAAAGGAAAGCACTGACAGCAAGAGCACGACGCTTTCCTACAAGGACATCCAGGATGCCTACTGGTACGGCAGCCAGCGCAGCTTTGCCGGGTACGATTTCCGCACCGACGGCTATGCCTTTGGAGAAAGCCCGGCTAACAGCCGCCTGACGGCCTATCAGCAGAAAATGCAGACTTCTCTGGATGCACTGTATAACGTCGTCCAGCAGTATCTCCCTCAGGCAGGCAATCAGGTCATCAAGCTGGATGATGGCACGCTGGTGGGCGCACTGGCACCTTCTATTGATGCACAGCTGGGCCATCTGGCCACGCTGGCAGAAAGGGGAAATTAAAATTTGTACAAAATTTTTGCATATCCCTTTGGCAACCCAAACGACAAGCGCCTGATCTACGCTCCCAATAACCGCAATGCCCTTGTGCTGTCTCCCAAGCTGACCCGAGAGGTCAGCAAGGGCGGCAGCCTTTCTTTTACCATGACGCGCGACCATGAGCAGTATGAGAGCCTGCAAAAGATGTCCACCTGCATCACCGTTGAACAGGACGATAAAGAGATCTGGCGCGGGCGTGTTTTGAGCCATGAGGCAGACTGGTACAACCGGCGCGTCATATACTGCGAGGGCGCTTTGTCTTACTTCAATGACAGCGCAATCACCCCTTTTAACTACGAGGGAAAGCTGGCGCAGTTTTTGCAGCACCTCATCGATGCCCACAACCAGCAGTGCGGCAACATGAAAATGAAACGCTTCGAGCTTGGGACTGTCACCGCGGCACTGGGTGATCTTGTTGTGCACTATGGAGACAGGGACAGCTACGGTGTGGGCGAAGACTACGGCAGTACCTGGGATATCATCGACAAGATGGTGCTCAAAACGTACGGCGGCTATGCTTACTGCACCTTCGATGCGGCTACCGGAAACAACGTGCTCAACTATTGCGATCAGGCCTTTGAAGCCGACCGTTTGGTCAACCAAACCATTGAGTATGGCGTGAACCTGCTGGATTTCACAGAAAAAACCGATACCAACAGTCTTTTTACCCGTGTGTATCCCATGGGAAGCAAGCACACGGTCAAGGAGACAAAGTGGAAGTGGAAATTTTTGTGGTGGGGTGAAAAGTACACAGAAAGCCATGAAGAGCGCTATGGCATTTCTGGAACGGACGCGGCGACCGTCAATAAGTATCTGCCAAAAGGGTATTCGTACCGGCTGGACAGCAGTGACGGCGACTGCGGATGGATCCAGAATGATGCAGCGGCCCAGAAGTTTGGCATCGTGTCAGCCCTGGGCGAGTATGACACCGGCAGCGACAACGACACCTTTGCTGCAGGCGTGCAGGATCTTCAGAAAAACAGCTTGATGGTGACGAGCTACACCGTCAAGGCCGTGGATCTGCGAGATGCGGGCTATGACAAGGACAGGCTGACTTTTGCCAGCTATGCCCACATTATCAGCAAGCCCCACAGCATCGATGTCATCATGCTGTGCACAAAGCTGGTGGAACCGCTGGATCAGCCGGACAAAAAGGAGTATACCTTCGGCATGACCCGGCAGACCCTGACCGACCGGCAGGTGGCCAACCTGGGCCGTACCAACCTGCTGGATGAGGATACGGCATCCGCTGAAAAATATCATCAGAGCACCCTTAACCAGCTTTTCAAGTACCAGAAGTCTAACGACAAAAGAGTGGACGAGGTGGACAAAAAAGCTGGTGAAGCAGCCAAAACGGCTACCAACTTTTTGGAGTTTACCCCGGAAAACGGCCTTATCGTCCGGCATGACCAGCTGCCCAACAAAAGGGTGCAGATCACCAACGACGGCATAAAAGTGCTTTCCGGTTCCAGCATGGTCAACATCAAGTCGGATAGCATTTCCATCACAGACGGCAACGGCAGCTGCACTATCGACTCCGGAAAAATCAGCTTCTACGGCATCCGAAACGCCCGTATCTGGGACTTTGGGGACAACGGCTCTTTTGGAGCGCAGACAATACCGCTGGACCTGGCCAATTTTTCTGCTGTGTATCTGACCTATACCAGCAAGAAAGGTGCCACATGGTGGGCCAGCGGCGGCACTGCCGGATGTGTGACCATGGTCATCCCGGTCAATGGCGTGGAATACGCCATGACTTACCCGTGGAACACCACTCACATGCGGACGGTGCGGGTCAATGCCGCAGGGATCACCTTCGGGCCCGGTCGTGAGCGCACCTCGAACTACGTCACGGGCAACAATTTTACTCCAGCAATCACGCCAGTGACTTTCAAAATTGACTTGGAAAGTCCAGGCTCTGACGGCTGGGTGCAAAACGACTCGCTCTGTATGCCCCGGGAGCTGTATGGTTTTATGTGAGGAGAAAAAATGAAAGTACCTGGCTGTAAATTTATGTGCAAGGTGTGCTCCGATGGCCGCATTTACAGTGGCGGATGGGGCGTTGAAGAAGTAATCCCGAACCCTCTCCCAGACAACTGCATGGTCTTCGATGAGTTCCCGGAGGACTGGGAGGATGGCGGCTCGCACTATGTGTGGGACGGAGAAAAGTTGGTATACAGCCCTCTGACCCCGGAGCAGTTGGCCGTGATCTACAGCGGAGGTGAGCTCAAATGCTGATGGGCGCACAGATCGGAAATATCCATACCCTCAAAGACCTTGGCCTTTATCTGAAGGTGGGCAGCCCTATGATATCCGGTGCAGAGCCAGAGACGATGCTTGTCAATGTCCCTGGCTCTGACTTTATCCTAGACCTGTCCAGGGCTTTGGATGGGGAAGTGCACTACAAGCAGCGCACCATCAAGCTGGAGCTTATCTGTAAGTCTCCGAAAAAGCAATGGACGACCATCCAAAGCGCCCTTGAAAATGCATTACAGGGCAAGTGGCTTCGGTGCGTTTTTGATGAGGACAGTACCTGGTACTGGCAGGGCCTTTGGCGGGTAGACCCCAGTGAAAAAAATCGACATGATATGGCCTTTACCATAGAGGGCACTTGCAATCCGTACAAAAGAAATATCACCGCGGATGCGGGTGCGGATTGGCTCTGGGATACCTTTGATTTTGAAACCGATACCATCTACGACACACCGACAGGAGTGATTAGCTTATGATTACACTCAACTTTGATGAGGTTTTGAAGCGCATCTATAACGCCAAAAAAGGCGTTGAAGTCCGCTACGGACTCGGCCAAGGCTTTGAGTACTGCAAGCAATTTGCCGACGAGGCTCAAGGCCATGCCACCAACGCCAAAGCCAGTGCGGACAAAGCCGCGCAGACCGTGGCAGGCATCGAGCAGACCAAAACCGACGCGGTGCAGGCGGTGCAGAATGCCCAGAGCACCGCCACGACCGCCGTGACGACCAAGCAGACCGAGGCCGTACAGGCCGTGGACGATGAGCGCGACGCGGCCTTACAACAGGTGGCCGACTCCACCCGAGCCGCCCAGACCGCCGCCAATGCGGCCGGAAACGCGGCCACGGCCGCAGGCGGCTATGCCAGCAACGCAGAGTCCTCTGCCACCGCCGCCTCCAGCAGCGCCAGCGCGGCGGCAACGTCGGAGAGCAACGCCGCATCCAGCGCCCAGAGCGCTGGCACCGACGCAGACCGGGCCGAGGCAGCTGCCGCTCTGGCTGGCACCAGGGCGAACACGGACAAAACTCTCAAGACCGAAAACGCCCCCGCCGACGCTGCTGCCGTGGGCAACATTATCCTCGACCCTGACGGCAATGCGATTTTTTACAGCAAGGCTGAGGTGGAAGCCAAAATCAAAGAAATTCTCGCCGCCCAGCGAGAAGAAGACCTCGCCAGAATCAAATTCTGGGTCAGCGACGGCCCCACATCCCCGGCAAGCTTTATCGGCGGCACATGGGAACGGATTGAGGGCAAATTTATCATGGGCGCAAGCGATACCTACCCGGCAGGGAGTACGGGTGGTAACTTGCAAATGATTCTCTCTCCGGAGAATATTCCGGCTGTTGGTTTTGCAATCCCAACAAATAAAACACAAACAAATGATATACATGTTGGCAAATGGGATTTTATGGCATCTGTTTCTCAGGAAACTACTGATGGCGGAAGATATCACACCGGTCTTTATAGCAGTACGAATAATGGAAACTCCCCCGTTGATATCCTTAACCCCTACTACTCCATGTACATCTGGCGCAGAGTGGCATAACCGAAAGGAGACCTTATGAAAATCATTGACAGCAACGGCGTAGAAATCGCCAGCCCCGACCTGACGAAAGGCTACCTCAAGCCCGATACCCAGACCGTCCACCACGATGCTGTGGCGGGCGTGGAGGAGGTCAGCCACTACGAGACCGAAACCTTGCCGGACGGAACCCCTGCTATTTACTATGACGCAGATGGTCGCGAAAAAGGCCGTGATGTCCGCAAGGTGGTGGACGTGCCCGGCGTGATCGCACAGAAAGCCTATGACGAAGAGGTGGAGGTGCAGCGGTATGTGCTGTACACCGCCGAAGAGCTGGCCGCACAGGCTGAAGCCAAGAAAAAGGCAGAAGAAGCCGCTGCCGCCGAAGCGAAGAAAAAGGCAGAGCTGGAAACCGTGCCGGGCCGCATGGACGCTCTGGAAGCGGCAAACGACGACCTTGTGCTTATGATGGCCGATTTGATTGGAGGTTAAAACTATGAAAACGCTGAACAACTTGAAACTTCGCATCATGGTGCGGGCATTCCGCATCCGGCTGACTGCTGGTGAGACCTTTGAGGATATCGCAGCGGATTACCCCGCCCTGACCGCTGACGACCTGGAAGCCATTAAAGAAGCCCTTGGGCAGTAAGGAAGCGTGGAATGAAAGCATTTTTCGATTTTATCTCCAAGCTTCTGGCGGCCCTCTCCCACGCTGCCGGTGACAGCGCCGACAAGGAAGAACCTGCTCCTGCACCAGACGTGCCCACTGTGGACACCGTGACCGGGTGGGGAGGTGAGCTACCCTACCGCTATCTCGACGTGAGCCGGTGGCAGGGAAAAATCAAAATGGAGGGCTGGGCGCAGGTAAAAGCGGCAGGTTACAAAGGCGTGATGCTGCGGGCCGTAGGGAGCCGCAACTGTGTGCCCTACATCGACCCCACTTTCGAGGACAACTATTCCAACGCAAAAGCGGCAGGGCTGGACGTGGGCGTGTACTACTACACCAACGCCACCAGTGAGGAGCTGGCAGACCGGGAGCTTGCCGTGCTGCGGAAGGCCCTGGTCGGGAAAGAGATGACCATGCCGGTGGCAGTGGATCTGGAATCGCCGATTCTTGCCGGGATGCCCTATGGAGACCTGTCAAATCTGGCGGCCTATCATCTGGAACAGATTGAGAAGATGGGGTTCTACGCCCAGCTCTACACCTACACGAGCTACGCCACCGTCCATCTGGACATGGCAAGGCTTGCCGGGCGGTGGGATGTATGGTTGGCTGACTACACGGGTAAGGCCCCGAAAGTTAGTTTTAAGTACAATGCCCACCAGCACACCAGCAAGGGCCGCATGCCGGGCATTTCCGGCAACGTTGATCTCAATGTGACCGAAATCAACTACCCGAAAATCATCCGCAAGAAGGGCCTGACCCGTCTCCGGGAGGACAAATGACCGAAAAAGAAGCTTTGCTGTGGGTGCTTGGCATCCTGGGTAGCCTGTGTGCTGCAGCCATCACCATTGACAAGGTGCTGGAAATCATTCACAAGTACATCAAAAAGGCGCAGGAACCGGACAACGTGCAGAACAAGCGGCTGGATGAGATGGACAAGCGCATCGGCACCTTAGAGCAGGGCCAGCTCCAACACACGCAGGCCCTTGCCCGAGATCTGCGCCGCTTTGAAGAAATTGACGAGGTGAGCCGTCTGACCCTCGACGGGGTGCGCAACCTTCTGGATGCGCAGCTGTCCGGCAACAATCGCGAGGGGATGCAGAAGAGCCGCACCGACATCGACAACTATCTTTTGAAAGGAGTTACCAATCATGGAAGCGATTCGTAACCTTTTGACCGCACTTCCCGCACCTGTGGCCCTCGTGCTCATGCTGGGCGGCCTTGCGTTCTATGCACTGGGCTGCATCCGGCTGGGCTATGGTGCCGCTGTCAAGGGCACTGTGCTCGACCTCATTGCAAGGGCAGAGCAGGAGATTCAGGGCACCAAGAGAGGCGCAGAACGTAAGGCGTGGGTGGCGCAGATGCTCCGCACGGCCCTCAGCGCCAGCAAGTGGGGCAGGCTTATCAGCTGGGCCATCACCGATGAGACTATCGGCATCATTATCCAGTTTTTCTTTGACCGCATGAAAGCGGCGCTGCAAAAGCAGTAAGGAGGATTATATGATTGTACCTATGTGTGGGATTATTGCCGCTTCTGCAAACGCTATGAATCAAGCCCGCAAGCGTAAAAAGGTGTGCAACCTGAAAGGCGACAATCGAGAGTTTTGCAAAGATTGCCTTCTTGACAAATATGGCGAGTGCATCGAAAAGCGGGCAGATAAGGAGTAAAACCATGAGTAGCACTGCATACGAGCATTTTGTTGACACCAACAAAATGTACGCCGCACAAGAGCAATTTCGTGATATCACGAAAATGGTCTGCGCACGTTTTCGTGGCCTCGCGAAAACATACGAGTTTGCCGTGCTTGGCAATATGGTGCGCAACGCCGGACAGCTGCCGCAGCCTTTCTGGCTCGGTGCTACCTGTGGCGGCGGCTCGTGTAGTGCTGCCCGCTGCGCTGCAAGGGCTTGACCGACAGCAGATGACCGCCGCCATTAAAAGCGCACCGCTTGGGAGGGTAGACCGTAAGATAGCCTTACTGCGGTATGTTGAGCGGCTTCCGCTGCCGGACATTGCAGCACAGACACATTACAGCCGGACGGCGATAGGCTACCGACTGAAAGGCATCACAAAAATTTTTGAGTAAAGCAAACCCCCGGTGTTCCGTTTGGAGCATCGGGGGGTATTTTTTATGCGGGCTGTTCAGCGGGGACGGCAAGCACCTTGCGTTCCTTTGCTTTCTGCTCTGCCTGTTCCTTCACGGTCAAATAGCCATGGTCGTGCATCTGCTTGTAGATAAATGCCTGTCCGGTGCGGTTCCAGCGGGTGTTCTCTTTGGTCTCGCCGTTGCCTACCTCAACAGGAATACTCACTGTATAACCCTTGTCGATGTACTTGCGCTTGGGGATCCACTGCTTGTTGACCTTCTTCTGGATGCCCCATTCTTCCAGCAGCTTATTGAGCTTGTTGGCGGTCATGCCAAAGTTGAGCGCGATCTGCGTCACGGTGAGCGTTTCATCACTCAAAAGCATATTATGGGCGTACTCGGCGGCGGGCTTGAGCTTGGCATTTTCCTTTTCAAGCTGCTTGGAGCGCTCCTGTTCCCTTGCAATGATGCCCTGCGCCATCACCAACGCTTTAGAGAGCGCCAGCTCTGGCGGTTCCGGTTCAGGTGTGGTCAGCTTCTTCTCCATCTCGTTAAAGGCTTGGATGTACTTCAGCTTCCACTCCATAGCTTTTGCACTCTTGTTGAAGCCCATAACCAACAGGGTAAAGCCATCCCGGTTCATCAGGTACATGGGGTAAGTTTGTCCATTCTGCGGGTGGACATACTCTGTCTTGAAGAACATGGGGGTGTCCCCATTTTTGGGGAGACCCTTCATAATGTCTTCGATGTCACGCATCACATGGTCGTGACGCTTCTCAAACTTTTCCGCAATGTCCAGACTGGACACCACAGCCTGCCCGTTCTGAGCGGAAAGAATAATGTCACTCATGCTGCACTCTCCTTGTTAATCTCCGCTTCAATGACTTCATCGACTTCCTTTTCCAAACCCGTGAGGGATGCAAACAAGGCCGTAATCAAAGAGTTGTACATCGGGGCTTCGTTCCAGAGCTGGCTTACAAGCCGCTCGGTGCGCTCTCGATTGAGCATATCGGTCTTGTGCGTTTCCTCAAACCAGTTGGCAAAGATGTTCAACAGGTCGTGCATTGTGCGGAGTTCACCAGAAACAGCATCCAGTTCAAGCTCCACTTTCGTGATTTTGGGTGTTTCCATGATAAAATACCTTTACTTTCTCCGTGAAATAATATAAAATAAAGGTACAAGAGGGGCTTTTGCTAGGGTTGCTTCTTGTGCTTGGAGTGATTAGCTGTTACGAGCGGCTAACCACTCTTTTTTATATTGCTCAAACAATTTGCGCTGCTGTTCACGGTTCAGCCGTTGAAACTCTTTGAACTTCATGGGCGTCCTCCTTTCCGCCCCTCTTGACCATGAATATATTATAGCACGGTAAACCATGCCGTTCCATTGACAAAATGGACAATGTCTACTGTGCTGTTTTATGCACTTTTGGCATTGTAAACCGTGCTATCATTTGATATACTATGGGTGGTGGAATAGGAGGTGTTATTTAATGGGTATCTCGGAAAAAAAGAAAAAGAGTAATGCCAAATGGGACAAAGAGAACATGACGGTGCTGGCCTGCAAGGTGAGGAAGGAAGTTGCTGACAAGTTCAAAGCGGCTTGTGCGGCAGAAGATACGACCTCGAACGCCGTTTTACAGCAGGCAGTGCGGGACTATATTGACGCTCACCCTGTGTCGGAAGAACCAGAAGCGCCGCCGGGAGATGCAGAGACGGAAGCTCAGCGGGCTGCATTGCTTGAACAAATCAAGAATCTGTAAAATAGAATAGCTGAAAAATTAAGCGCTCACGCGGTGTAATGCCGTGTGGGCGCTTTTCTTTTTTGTCCTTCGTTTGACGTTCGTTTAACGCACAGATTCGGTAGAAAAGGTACTATGGGCGCAAAGGGAGGGGCGCACCATGTGGCACAAGTTTAACCCGAACCCGCACGGAAACAGCGTTGGAGATTGCGCAGTGCGGGCGGTAGCTGCGGCCACCGGCCAGAGCTGGGAGCAGGCGTATATCAGCCTTGCGCTCACCGGTTACGCCATCGGCGATATGCCCAGCGCCAACCGCACATGGGGCGCATACCTCCAAAAGCAGGATTACAAGCGGCGCATGGTGGAGGCGGACTGCACCACCTGTTACACTGTGGCAGATTTTGCCCGGGAGTACCCGCGCGGCGTGTATGTACTTGGCTGCTCTGGTCACGTTCTGACCGTCATTGACGGCGAGTGGTGGGACAGCTGGGACAGCGGCGCGGAATGCCCGATTTATTACTGGTACAAGGAGGAGTAAACGATGCCGATTTATAACGGATACCCGCAAGTGTTTTACCCGCAACAGCCGCAGGGGCAGCTTGAACAGCTCAGGGCAGCACAGTACCAGCCCCAGCCCGTCATGATGCCGACAATGCAGGGGCAGGCCGCACCGACTGACAGCGGCTTTATCTGGGTACAGGGCGAAGCGGCAGCTCGTGGCTATCTGGTAGCCAACGGGAGCCGAGTGCTTTTACTGGATGCCGATTCCGATACCTTCTACATCAAAGAGGTTGGGCAGGACGGCAGGCCGTTCCCTCTTCGCATTTACGATTACAAAGAGCGCACCAGCGGCCCCAAAGCGTCGATTGCAGCCACGCAAGCCGCAGGCGGGGAGTATGTCACCCGCAAGGAGTTCGACGAGTTGGCGGCAAAGCTGGCGGCGTTGGAGAAGCAAGAAGCACCAGAGCCGGAAAAGGAGGGCTAAACGATGGGCAGCAGCTTGTTTAATTCGATGGGCCGACAGGCTCAGAACCCTATTGGCGGGCAGTTCCAGCAGTTTATGGGCCAGATGCAGGGAAAGAACCCGCAGGAGATGATAAACCAGATGCTCACCTCCGGCCAGCTCTCACAGCAGCAGCTCAACGCCATTCAGCAGCGGGCGCAGCAGATCGCGCCGATGCTCAACGGCATGAAAAATATGTTTGGATTCTAAAATGCGGCCGCATTTAGAATAAATTTCAAAATCTAACGTAAAGGAGTAAAACTATGTCTCTTTCTTCTGATAGCACGGTTCTGACTATGCCGGTACAGCCCGCCAACGGCTACAGCAACGGCCTCAATGGCTGGGGCGGCGACTGGATGGGCTGGATCGTCCTCTTTCTGATCTTCGGCATGTTCGGCTGGGGCGGCATGGGCGGCTTTGGCTGGGGCGGCGGCATGGGCGGCGCTTCGCCTTATATGACCAGCGCCGTAACACAGGCGGACCTGCAGCGCGGCTTCGACAACCAGAGCGTCATGAACAAGCTGAACGGGCTGGAAAGCGGCCTGTGTGACGGCTTCTATGCCATGAACACCGGGATGCTTCAGGGCTTCAACGGCGTGCAGCAGGGCCTGAACGGTGTCACCAACGCCATGCAGCAGGGCTTCAACGGCACCAACGTTGCGCTGATGCAGGGTCAGAATGCTCTGGCTACACAGCTGGCAGACTGCTGCTGCAAGACCCAGACCGCGATCCAGGGCGTTAACTACAATCTGGCCACTCAGGAGTGCGACACCCGGAACCAGATGCAGCAGGGCTTCTGCGCAACGCAGAACGCCATGAACAACAACACCCGGGACATCATCGAGAATCAGAACAGCAACACCCGCGCGGTGCTCGACTTCCTGACCAACGATAAGATCGCCACCCTGCAGAGCGAGAACAACGAGCTGCGCCGGGCTGCTTCTCAGGATCGCCAGAGCGCGTTCCTGACCACCGCGATGAACGCGCAGACCAACCAGATCATCGGGACTCTGCAGCAGAAAGCTCCCGTGCCTGCCTATCAGGTGCCCAACCCCAACGCCATTTACTATGGCTGTGGGACTGGCTGCGGCAACTGCGCATAACCGAATCACGGCAACTTTTTCCAAAATGGAAAATGTTCAGCCCCTGAGCTGATTTTGCAAACCAGAGCGCCGGGGCAAAAGTCCCGGCGTTTTTCTATGAAAGGAGCATTTGAATGACCGTAGCAGAGCTGAAACAGCAGTTTGTAGATTATCTGTACAGCATGGATAAGAACAAAATGAGCATGATGGAATTGAACAACTATGTTTTCATTTTGAAAACCCTGCTTGATACGGAAAAAGCAGATCCATCCAATTCTTGGATGGATATCTTAAAAACCGTTTATGCAGTAAATGCGCCTGTTTGTGCAGAAAAGGAGGTTTTGGATAATGGCTGAATTTAGCAATTCTAACACCGTCAGCGTGGCAGCGGGTGAAAACCTTCCCCTGACCGAGACCGCAGTGAAAGCGCCTGCGTGCATTGTGCACCGTGAGGGCAGCGGCCTTGTGACCTTGCGCGGCCTGACCAGCGGGCAGTGCAGGGCCTGCTTCAAGGTAAGCTTTGGCGGCAATATCGCCATTCCAACCGGCGGCACTGTGGGACCTGTTTCCGTGGCGCTGGCTGTCGGCGGTGAGTCGCTGACCAGTGCGACTGCCATTGTTACCCCGGCGGCAGTCGAAAATTACTTCAACGTTTTCGTGGCTGCTTTCATCGAGGTGCCGCGTGGCTGTTGCGTGACCGTGTCGGTTAAAAACACCAGTACGCAGGCAGTCAGCATTGCAAACAGCAATCTGATCGTTGAGCGGGTAGCATAAGAAAGGAGATAAAGTCATGCTGGATAAACTGAATCATCTGAAGGATGAGATGTGCGAAGAGCTCATGGAGCTGACCGACAAAAAGAACCGATCCCCGGGTGATGTTGAGATGATCGGCGAGATCGTGGACATCATTCTGGACATCCACCGCATCGAGGACTACTGCGAGGGCGGCGAGTACAGCCGTGCGGGCGAGTGGGAAGCTGACATGCGCGGGACTTTCGGCCATGATGCCGGAAACGGTTACAACCGGGGCAACAGCTATGCCAACCGAGGCCGTCACTATGTGCGCGGGCACTACTCCCGCACGGATGGCCGTGAGCGTATGATCTCTGACATCGAGGACATGATGCAGGAGGCCACCGGTGCAGAGCGTGACGCCTACAAGCGGGCCGCTGACATCTTGCGCAACGCATAAGAAAGGGGGCGGCAGGCATGGACATTGACGAGATCAACACCCACATTCACAAGCTGAAATGCGGTTCGACGGACTGGCAGAGCGTGGAAAAGCTTGCCGCCCTCTGCACTGTGCGGGACGAGCTGGAAGAAGCGCACACACCTGAAACGCAGACCCGGGCATTTCCACCCACGGATTACCGAGCGGCGTACTCCACGGCAGCGGAACCGCAAAGCGACTTTGTGGCGGCTGCCAGCTCTGTGCCATTTGGCGGTCTGATGCAGGTGCTTGACGAGCACATGAAAGCAATAAAGATGGTGTACCCGAAAGAGTATGAGCTAGTAATGCGGAAGATTGTCTCTTTGTCTGAGTGATCACCGCCGGTATCACCACCGTGGCCGCGCTGCCCAAAACGGCCATACATAGCACCATCCCCGGGGATCCTGACGGTTCCTCGGGGATGTTTTTGCGTTTATAAAGCTGTTTTTCAGCGATGTGTTACCAAAAATGTTACCATGATAAAGAAAAGAACGTTATTTCTAAACGAAATGACGTTCTTTCTTCATGGTGGAGGCGATGGGAGTCGAACCCATGTCCGAAAAGAGTTCAGCGTAGGTGTCTCCGGGTGCAGGCGATCAACAACATTCCCTCCGCGTCACGCCGGTCGCCAGGCTAACGCATTGGTAGCTTCATGAGTTCCTGCCGGTCCGCAAAGCTTAGGTCCGTTCAGGTGCTGTGTCTAAAGGACGCCCCGGCCCCACACGACACAAGAGTGGGCGGAACGCGCAGCACTCAGGCTGCGAGCAACTGATAATTATTGTTGTCAGTTAATTGTTTGGAGGAGTTATAGAGCAGTTCCCCCCACTGCTACCCGCTGCCCAGGCCTCGCTCCCCCCGTCGAAACCTTTACGCCCCCATAAAACACACCTTGCGGTGTGGGTAAGCTTTGAAGTTTCCGGGCAGGAATGCTGCCTGAAA